CAAGTCTCTACCTTCACTCGATATCTAACCAACAACACACTACTAAAAAGTTAGTGCCACACTAACAAGGAGAACGACATGAACGCACAACAAATGTATGCACTGAACCTCAACCAAGTTGCCAACGCTATCGAGCACGGCGGCAATCAACGCACGATACTTGTGCAGGGTCACATGGGCACGGGCAAGTCCTCACTACTTAACTCGTTATCAGAGACACTCCCTGACCACGTACCGTGTTACTTCGACTGTACCACCAAGGATCTGGGCGACATCATGATCCCCAAAATGGCGACACTCGACGACGCCGATTTCGTTAAGTTTGCAACCAACGAGGAGCTGGGTCTGCACCACGGCAAGCCGATAATCCTCATGATCGACGAGTACGGCAAGGCCAACCCCGCAGTCAAGAACGCGTTACTGCGTGTGATGTTAGAGCGCAAGGTCGGTGGCTACGAGCTACACCCTGACTCGATTGTGTTTGCGACCACTAACCTCGGGGCCGAGGGTGTCGGTGACTTGTTACCACCCCACGCACGCAACCGCATCACAGTGGTGACACTACGCAAGCCGAGCAACATCGAGTGGATCGAGGACTATGCGATCAACAACGGTGTTGACCACTCGCTACTGGGCTGGTGCAAGGACAACCCGCAGTTGTTCCACGGGTTCGAGGATATCAAAGACCCCGACGACAACCCGTACATCTACCACCCCAAGGCGCAACGTGCGGCGTTTGTGACACCGCGCTCGCTCGAGGCCGCGTCCGATTGGCTCAAGCAACGGCACTTGTTTGACGATCAGACCCTGACAAGTTTACTCATGGGTACGATCGGTGATCGTGGTGCGATGGACCTCATGGCGTTCGTCAAGCTGGCCGATCAGCTACCGTCACTCCAGTCGATCAAGGATGACCCGATGGGTGCGCGTGTACCTGACAGTGCCGCCGCTGTGTGTATGGTTGTTTACCGGTCATTGGCTACGATGTCCGCTGACTGGATCGACGCGTGGATGACGTACTTACCACGTCTCGACATGGAAGCGCAGGGTATGTTTGCCGGTGGTGTAACACGTGACACCTACGCACATCGCAAGATTGTGATGACTAACCGCAAGTTTACAGACTGGGCGATGCAGAACAACTACATGTTTGCGGCTGACAAGAAATAGTTAGTGTCGCACTAACAAAACAACAGGAGAACGACATGTTATCAATCGGTAAGAAACTCACAGTCGAGCAACGCACAAGCAAAGCGGTGTACGACATTATCAGCAACCCCAAGTATGTGGCGCTCGCTGGTGTGGTCATGGTCGGTGAGCGTACGGTGTCAGACACGATACCAACTGCGTGCACCAACGGGCGTGATGAGATGTATGGTCGCGCCTTTGTTGACTCACTCAATGATGCCGAGCTTCGGTTCCTGATACTGCACGAGGTGTACCACAAGCTATACAAACACCTCACCACGTGGGAGTGGATGTACAAACAGGACGCCAACCTCGCCAACAAAGCGTGCGATCACGTCATCAACATCAAGATCAGCGATGACAACACCGACGGCTGGGCGGTCATGCCAGCCCAAGGGTGTCGCGACTACAAGTACCGTGGTTGGGATGCGGCCCGTGTGTTCAAGGATCTATGTGAGAACGACGCATCAGATGACAAGAACGCGGGCGGTTCCGGTACCAATACCGACGTTGCCACTGGAGTCAATACGCACGGGGGGTTCGACGAGCACGACTGGGAGGGTGCCCAAGAGTTGACCGACGACGAGAAGCGCGAGCTGTCCCGTGATATCGACGAGGCTATACGTCAAGGTGCGATGGTCGCTGGCAAGATCGGTGATGGTTCAGAGCGTGATCGGTTCGGTGAGTTGCTAGAGTCACAGATCGATTGGCGCGAGGTGTTACGCGAGTTCATACAGAACACGTGTGCGGGCAGTGATTACTCCACGTGGTCACGTCCTAACAGACGTTACGTATCGTCTGGGTACTACATGCCGAGCGGTATCAATGACCAAGTGGGTGAGCTGGTGGTTGCGATTGATACGTCAGGGTCCATTGGTCAGCGTGAGTTGACACTGTTCATGAGCGAGATACACCAGATCTGTTCGACGCTCAACCCCGAACGCGTGCGTGTTTTGTACTGGGATACCAAGGTGTGTGGTAACGAGACCTACGATACACACGAGCTTGACGATCTACTCAAGTCCACTCAGCCTGTCGGTGGTGGTGGTACCAATGTCGAGTGTGTCCCTGAGTTCATACGTGACAACAACGTAAAGCCACAAGCGTGTGTCGTACTGACTGACGGGTACATCTGGGGATCGTGGGGTCAATGGGACTGTCCCGTGCTATGGTGCATACTGGACAACAAAAGCGCACGCCCCGATACAGGTAAGCAAGTAAACATAAAATCTGGAGACATGTAATATGGATAGAAGAGTTGATATCGTCTACGTAATCCAACGCCTTAACCACATACTGGAGAACAGAGTGGGTATAGCAGATGCTCTAAATGAGTTTCGTGATGAGTTACTTCATAACTTAACGGTAGATTCTACAACCAACGAGGAACAATGATATGCAATACCAATTCGCAGTAGCAATTGTAGAGAAGATAATACGGGATCACTGCAACGCCATACAGGTACGCGGTGAGTTACTACACGATGAAATGACACCCGAGAAAGCAAAGCAAGAGGTGGAAGTTATCAAGAAAGCGTACGACAAAGTACGCAATGGATAAGTTAGTGCGACACTAACAAAAGGAGAATGACATGAGTTTTGATTGGGTAACGGTAGAAAATATAAGGCAGAGAGCGGCGACCGCGGACACGCGCGGTCAGCTTTGGGGTGAGCCCGACAGCGAGGACAGGGCGTTGTTCCACGACTGGAAACGGCAGGTGGGTGCGGCGTTGTGTTCACGTGACTCCGGCATCACATTCATCCAACGTACCAGAACATCATCGTGGGTGGTACGTGACGATTGTCCGTGGGCTATTGGTTACATCGCTTTTACTGACAACCGAGAACAGAAGACGGGCGGGTGGAAGCCGACTTACTGTGTGCACGCATGGTCAATACACAACGACAAGTACAGTTCGGGTAACTCCAATCGTTGTATGAAGACGTCCGGTAACTTCGATACCGCACTGAAACTTGCCAAGACATACTTGCGACGGCCTTCGCCGAAACTGTTGGCTGGCGTGAAGCGTGGCGTATTAGAGAAAGGGATGCGTAATGAGTTTGAGAAAGTACGCAAAGGTGCAAACGCGACAGCAGACAAGGTGGTGGATATCGTGACAAGTGTTTATGGTGCAAATCGAAACAACAACAAGCGGCTGTACAAAGAACTCAAGCACCTGATCGACATGGGGCATGAGTTCTTAGATCCTACGTTCAAGTCTGATGTGGCGGCGATGGTGCTCGCTGATGAGACGTTAGGCACCAACACCATAGACAACGTGCCGTTCTACTGCGTCATGATGTACGAGTCGCGCGATAAGACTGTGTTTGATGTTGTCAAGGGTACGCAGATCAACCCCTACAATGCCGATCTTGAAGAGTCGCATATACGCTACACCGAGGACATGTTACCCGAGGATCTCACACGTAAACTTGCTGTACTACAGATGCTCGACAGTGAAGACTTCGTGGACGGCGTAGGTGTTTGTGCTGGTCACGGGGTGTACTATGTCCTCGCAGACTAATGAGTTACCACACGATGACAACATCTACCGCGTTGTGGTATACCCTAATACGAAAAGTGTCCTTGTCTCATGTTTTGGTATGGAAGGTGTTGACACGGCAATCGAGGGAGCCTACGATTCGGTGGATGAGTTACCCGAGTGGATACAGCGCAAGCTGTCCGTACTTAATATGCTCAAGGTAAAGCCACCTATGCAAGCCGTGTCAGATGTAGGGCGGCGCATAGATGAGGATACCTTCTGGGTATATCGATCTTAGTAGTGTGAGAAACGTTGGGGGCTTCGGCCCCCTTTTTTGTGCCCGTAAGAAACAGAGTTAGGGAATTCCCTAACTTTCAAAAATGGAGAGCGACATGGCAATGACACCCGAAGCGAAAGTAAAGAAGAAAGTAGTGGCACACCTTAAGACGTTAGGTGCGTATTACTTTTACCCCGTCACCGGGGGATACGGTAAGAGCGGAGTCCCTGACATCATAGGATGTTACGAAGGGAAGTTTTTTGGTATCGAATGTAAAGCAGGAAAAAATAAGCCCACCCCATTGCAAGAAAAGAATCTAAATGATATAAAACTAAACCACGGCATAGCGTTAGTAATAAACGAAACTAATATCGACGATGTGCTAAGTAAGATCGGGGAGCAGATACACAATGCCGGTCAACTGGAAATGGATTTTGAGGAGTTCGTACATGGAATTTAATAAGTTTCCCTCTGATGCCTATGCCGAGAACGGCTGGGTTCTCGCTGGTGACGACCGCTACCGATTACGCCCCGACGGGATGACGTTCGAGGGGTTCACACAGGATGGGTTCTTTGTGTATGGCTTGGCCGACGCCGACGATGAGTCGCTCGAACTATTGGCACAGGCAAGTGAACAGGACGCCTACCACCCCGAGCTGGACAACGACCTCGACCCCACCAGATTGTGACAACTGGTATCAATATCGCGTCGCGCCTTGCAGGTCGCGTATAGCTTTTTTAAACCAACTAGGAGAAACATCATGAACAAAGCTGACACGGTACGTTCGTACCTGAAAACAAATCCTGACGCGAGTCCAACTATGGCCGCAAAAGTGACAGGCGTTTCGTACGGGTATGCGTACAAGATCGTCAAGCAAGAGCAAGCCAATCGTGCCAGAGCAGAAGTCGTTACCAAGCATGTGGAGGAAGCGACAAGCACCGGAAAAAAGCCACGACCCGCCAGCCTAAGACAGGTTGGTGGAACGCACTACAAAACTTTATCCGTCGAACCTTGGGACGCAATGCAAGCGTGGATGACTGAGGAAGAGTTCAGCGGTTACCTCAAGGGCAATGTGATTAAGTACCTTGCCCGAACAAAAGGTAACGATGACTTAGAGAAAGCCGACCACTACATGCAGAAACTACTTGAGGTGAAATGATGGATCTCATTACGTTAGATTTTGAGACGTATTACGATAGAGACTTCTCGCTGTCTAAGATGACAACAGAAGAGTACATCCGTGATCCGAGGTTCGAGGTCATCGGTGTAGGGGTAAAGGTTAACAATGGAAACACCGAATGGGCGAGCGGCACACATGCTGAGATCAAGGGATACTTACACACCTTCAATTGGTCGGATAGCATGGTACTTGCTCATAATACTATGTTTGATGGCGCTATTCTGTCTTGGCTTTTTGATGTTCATCCTCGGGTTTACGCTGACACTCTTTGTATCGCCCGTGCTCTACATGGGATTGACGCTGGCGGAAGTCTCAAGGCGTTATCTGAGCGATATCAGATCGGCGCTAAGGGGACCGAGGTTCTAAACGCGTTAGGTAAGCGCCGTGCCGATTTCACTGCACAAGAGCTTTCTAAGTACGGTGACTACTGTATCAACGATGTTGAGTTGACCTACAAGCTCTTTAACATCTTCATGCGTAAAGACTTCCCCAAGCACGAACTTCAGTTGATTGATTGCACGCTACGCATGTTTGTTGAACCCGTGTTAGATCTGGACATCGGGCTTCTCGAACAGCACCTCGAAGATACTAAGGAGCAGAAGGACCAGCTCTTGGAATCGGCCAAGGTGTCTAAAGAAGATCTCATGTCTAACCAGAAGTTTGCTGAAGTGCTGGAAGGGTTGGGCATCAAGCCACCTATGAAAATCAGCGCAACCACGGGCAAAGAAACGTTTGCATTTGCCAAGTCCGACGAAGCATTTAAGGCATTGTCGGATCACGAGGACTCACGAGTACAGGCAGTAGTTGCCGCACGGCTAGGTAATAAGAGTACGTTGGAAGAAACGCGCACGCAGAGGTTTATCGATATCGGTAAGCGTGGGATGTTACCCGTACCCGTACGTTATTACGCCGCACACACTGGACGCTGGGGTGGTGATGACAAGATCAACATGCAGAACCTACCTAGTCGTGGACCAAACGGTAAGAAGTTAAAGCGCAGTATCCTCGCACCAGAAGGATACAGCCTGATTGATGCAGACTCTGCTCAGATAGAAGCACGGGTACTAGCATGGATGGCGGGGCAGGACGATCTTACGGCGGCATTCGATGCAGGAGAAGACGTCTACGTAAAGATGGCTTCGCGGATTTATGGTTGCGACGAAGCGGACGTGACAAAAGATCAACGGTTTGTGGGTAAGACTACGATTCTTGGCGCAGGTTACGGTATGGGCGCAGTCAAGTTTCAAGCACAGCTAAAGAACTTTGGGTTTGAAGTAGAACTCGAAGAGGCTCGTCGCATCATAAACATCTACCGCGAATCCAACTGGAAGATCAATCACTTATGGCGCAACTGCCAGAACATGATTCGTGCAATGGTCAACGGTGACAGCATACAGGTAGGTAAGTCTGGCGTGCTGGAAGTGCTGGGACCAGAACGAGCCGTCAAATTACCGTCAGGTTTGTTGCTACGTTATAACGACTTATCAGCAGAGCAAACTGAGAACGGGCTGGAGTACAGCTACAAAACACGTCGAGGTCGTACACGAATCTACGGTGGTAAGGTGACAGAAAACCTATGTCAGGCAGTCGCGCGTTGCATAATTGGTGAGCAGATGCTACAAATTAGCAAGAGATACCGCGTTGTACTAACAGTTCATGACTCGATTGTGGCCTGTGTCAAGGATGACGAGATAGATCAAGCACAAGCGTATATAGAAAATTGTATGCGTCAGGTTCCGGTCTGGGCGGCAGGTCTACCCATTGACTGTGAGAGTGGTACTGCCAAGTCGTATGGGGATTGTGAGTGAGTATAGCGCCGTGGTCTTTCAGTAAAGCAAAGGCATTTGAACAATGCCCTAAGCAGTTCTATCACGAGAAGATCCTCAGAGAATATCCGTTCGTCGAGACCGATGCGATTCGGTACGGCAACGCGTTTCATATAGCCGCTGAAGAATACGTCAGGGATGGTACACCACTCCCTAAGATGTTTGACTACGCGGTTGATATGCTGGAGTCACTCAAGGCTAAGAAAGGTGAGAAGCTCTGCGAAGAAAAACTGGGGGTAACTGAGAACTTATCCCCGTGCAGTTTCTACGATAAAGAAGTGTGGTATCGAGGCATTGCCGACTTACTAATTATCAACGAAGAAGATGAACTAGCGTGGGTAATTGACTACAAGACAGGTAAGAATGCGAAGTACGCAGACAAGGGTCAGCTTGAGTTGATGGCTTTGTTAGTGTTCGCGCATTACCCAAAGATTAAGTACGTACGCGCTGGGTTGTTGTTTGTCGTAAGTAATAACTTAGTAAAAGATAGTTACGCCGATTCTGATGCGGGTATGCTCTGGACAAAGTGGGCTAACAAGTATTCGATTATGCAGACAGCCGAGAAACGTAACGTATGGAATCCTAGGCCAAGTGGATTATGTAAACGGCACTGTCCTGTCACAGTGTGCGTACACAACGGGAGCAACAGATGACTGAGAAAAAGAAGCGCGACTACAAAAGAGAGTACCAACTACAGAAAGCACGAGAGGAACACCCTAACCGTATGGAGCGTCAACGTGCACGTCGGAAAATGGACAAGACGGGTAAAGATGCTAACAAGAACGGTAAAGCGGACAAGCGCGAAGGTAAAGATGTAGCGCACAACAAACCGTTATCACGTGGTGGGTCTAACAAAGATGGCGTCAAGGTACAAAGTAGTAGTCGCAACCGTGCGGGTGGCGGGCGCTTGAGCCGTGGCCCACGGAGAAATGCGTAATGGCTTTCCCTTTAGTCGTGTGGGATCGCGCGAGAAGTTTATTGATGGGTGGTTTCTACATGCACGAAGTGGAATCCGCACTTGGAGTAGAGTTCGCAAATTACTTAGACGAGTTTCAACTTGAAGACTTACCGAAGCTCGTCAAATCAGTTGACCGGCAACTAGAACAAATAAAGAGCCGTAATATAACGCCGACTGAACGGCGCGCCGATGGAGAACAACGTGCAAATATTAGACAACAAGGCGCTTTTGTTGCGCCTACGAAACCCAAACAAAGTGACAACGACAGTCCAAAAAAGTCGGGAACTTTCGGATAACAAGGTTGTTGTTAACTGGGGTGTAGACGAAGCTCACAGCCTCAAGAATTTAAACATTAACGTCCCATCACCTATTCAAGGACGTTACAACTGGCCCGGACAATACAAACCTTACGAACACCAGAAGACAACAGCGGCCTTCCTTACTATGAACCGCCGTTCATTCTGCTTCAACGAACAAGGTACGGGCAAGACAGCATCAGCAATCTGGGCGTCTGATTTCTTAATGACGCAAAAGCAAATACGACGGGTGCTTATAATATGCCCGCTATCTATCATGGATAGTGCATGGCGTAATGACTTGTTTAGTTTTGCGATGCACCGCACGGTGTCGGTTGCCTACGGCAGTAAAGAGAAGCGCAAGAAGATAATCAATGAAGGTTCTGAGTACGTCGTAATAAATTATGACGGTGTTGAGATTGTCCTCGACGAAATACGTAACGGCGGATTCGACTGCATCATCATTGACGAAGCGACTCACTACAAGAATCCGCAGACCAAGCGTTGGAAAACGCTGTTCAAATTGTTAGACGATAAGACGTGGTTATGGTTGATGACGGGTACTCCTGCCGCGCAGTCCCCCCTTGATGCGTATGGCCTAGCCAAACTTGTTAGCCCTGCTGGTGTACCACGATTCTTTAGTGCATTCCGAGACATGGTGATGCACAAGGTCACGCAGTTTAAATGGACGCCGAAAGAGAACGCCACGCAGATAGTGTACGAAGCACTACAGCCAGCGATTCGGTTTACCAAAGAAGAATGTCTTGACCTGCCGGAGATGGTGTACACCAAACGTGAGGTTGAGCTGACAAGACAACAAGCTAAATACTACAAAGACCTCAAGCAGAGGCTTGTAATACAGGCCGCTGGTGAAGAGATTACCGCCGCTAACGCCGCAATCAACATGAGCAAACTCCTACAAATATCTTCTGGTGCAGTCTACACCGACGATGGAGGTGCGCTGGAGTTTGATATCAAGCACCGATACAAAGTGCTTCGAGAGGTTATCGACGAGAGTAGTAAGAAGGTCTTAGTGTTTGTACCGTTCAAACACACTATCGATATCTTGACTGACAAACTACGAGCCGACGGCATAACCACAGAGGTAATACGTGGGGACGTTCCGGCACACAAACGTACGGATATCTTCAAACGATTCCAAGAAAGCGACACCCCCCACGTGCTTGTGATTCAACCCCAAGCGGCGGCTCACGGTGTCACGTTAACAGCCGCTAACACTGTGGTGTGGTGGGGACCAACCAGCTCCTTAGAAACCTACGCACAGGCAAACGCTCGCGTGCACCGATCAGGACAGGACCACAAGTGTACAGTTGTACAACTACAAGGATCTCCTGTTGAAAAGCGTGTTTACTCATTACTAGATAGTAGAATTGACGTACACACAAAAATGATCGATTTATACAAAGAATTGCTTGACTAGCCCATAACGTGTAAGTAGAGTGAAAACCCCGACACTTGTGTCGTGTGCGTAGGAGACTCAAATGAGCGAAGTAGCAGGGTTAGCAGAAAAGCTAACGCGTGTTTATATAAAAATCCGTGACGAGAAAGCTAAGTTATCTGCGGAGTACAAAGAGAAAGAGGCCAACCTTAACCAGCAAATGGATAAGGTAAAGGCCGCCCTACTCGACTACTGCAAAGACAACGGCCTCGAAAGCGTCAAAACTTCTGAAGGGTTGTTCTACCGTTCGGTAAGGACTAGGTATTGGACCAGCGACTGGGAGCAGATGCACAAGTTTGTGCTTGAGCATGAAGTTCCTGAGTTTATGGAGAAGCGCCTAAACCAAACCAACGTGAAGACCTTTCTTGAAGAGAACCCCGACATTGTGCCGAAAGGTCTCAATGTGGATTCCGAGTACACAATCTCAGTAAGGAAGAAATAATGAACGGTCCATTTGTACCAATTGAAGACCTGTCCAAGCACTTCTCTGTGTCTGTTTCGACAATCAGGGCATGGGTGCGTCAAGGACATATACCCAAGACCACCTACATCAAGGTAGGGAATACCTATCGTTTTTCTGTTGCGGACGTGTCTACGGCCCTAGCAAATAAAACCGATGGTAAGCCTGAGCCGGTTGAAGTAGTAGTGAATGGTTCCGAAGCCCAAGCAGAGTCTGGTGGTTCTGATGAGCATTGGGCTGACATGTTTACTGCTCCTCTTGATGATGACGTCTGATGAACCGGATTAGTCTAAGTGGTGGAACGTTTCGTATTATCGAAAGTGGTAAGCCGGTGACTGTAGCGGACAGCGATAACATTAAGTTTGTTATCTTAAACGCCGCTAAGATCTCCCGATCTTATTACGCCAATGCGTTTGATGCGAACAATCCAACACCGCCTACATGCTGGTCAGCAGACACAACCCAACCATCACCTGATGTTCCTATGGAAGATCGCCAAGCATCACGGTGTATGGACTGCCCTCAAAATATAAGAGGGTCAGGCCAAGGTGGTGGACGTGCGTGTCGGTTCGCACAGCGTTTAGCGGTCGTCTTAGACGAACAGCTTGATAAGGTTTACCAACTACAGCTCCCAGCTACTTCAATTTTTGGTCGGGCAGTAGACGGTAAGATGCCGATGCAAGCCTATGCACAGCGCCTAGCTACGCATAACACACCGGTTATTTCTGTGGTAACACGTTGTGCTTTTGATCGTGATAGCCCTGTACCAAAGCTGTTTTTCCAAGCACACCGCCCCCTCGAAGAAGAGGAGCTTGACCTCGTAGTTTCATTAGCTACTGCCGATGAAGCCAACGAAGCGATTTCATTTAACCCGCCCCAAAAAGGGCAACCCTTTGCAGAAGTAGACGGCTTTGTTTACCCCTCTGTAAATGCAACTTAAGGAGACTAACCATGTCAACTGAGCAACACGTTATCAGCAATGCAATTGCTATTTACCCTAAGATAGACCGCACGTATCGGTTTGATACAGCCGAAAACCGGTCCGTTCCTTGTGACGCACTCGATGATGGTGCGGAGTACACCTTGCAGTTCAAGGTCGATGAGGACACAGCACGTGCGCTGTACTCCTACATGAAAGCACTCTACAACGAACGCAAGAAGTCTAATTGGCCTGACATAAAGAACCCGTTCAAGAAAACAGATGACGGTATGTTTCAGTACAAAGCCAATCTCAAAGGTGCGTACAACGGCGAGAAGACAACTAAGCCAGCGCAGTACGACGCTAAGACGCAGAAGCTACCCGACGACTTCCAGCTAACAAGTGATAGCGTAGTAAATATCGCTGTTGTTGGTGTTCCCTATAGCGCATCGATGGGTGCGGGAGTATCTTTAAGACTGCGAGGTGCTCAGGTAGTAAAGCTCGCGGAACGTCAGAGTGTTTCTCCGTTTAGTGCTGTCGATGGGTTCGATGTTAATGAGTCAAATCCGTTTGCAGTCAGCAAGCCAGCGCCAGTGGCAGAAGACCTTGATGGGTTCG